GTTCACGCCCTTGTCTTTGCGTGATGAGATTCTAGTACCGGGTTGAACTTTTGACGAAACTGGTTTCGCGCTCAATGCAAAGTAACGAAACGCGTCCGCAGCATGGCTGTGCTGGTCGTGCTTGGGCTTGCTCTTGAACGTCTGCGTGCGCTCATCCCACTCGCGCATGTACGCCCGCAGATGGTTGACGCCCTCGTATGTCGGCTCCTCATGGAACCAGCACTTGTTCAAGATCAGCCTCGCCGCCTCGATGCCGTCCTGCAGGCTCAGTTCTGGCGCGATCTGCGGGCGTATGCCGTTGCTTAGGAACTGCTCGACTATGCTTTTTCCTGTCTGCAGGCTCTTGGCCCTGGCGTCATGCGGCAGGTAGACATTTCCCACCTTGTAGGGCCTGCTCTTGACCCAATCGATGTAATGCTGAATCGGCTGGCCGTCCGCCTCGTAGAACTCAACAATGCGGTAGCCGTCTGGCGTTGTCTGCCAGCCCCACCATGAGCAACTGTCCGTAAAGCCCAAGTCAGCCGCGAAGTCCACCGGAAAGTTCGGGTCCAGCTTGTGATCGCCGATCCTGTTTAGCCCATACAACTCACCAATCTGCTTGGCGTAGTACGCGCCAGGAATCGCCGCCTCAAAGCTGACCTCGTACTCCGTCGCGTACGTCTCCTCCGTCATCTGCGCCTTGGCGTCACGCAGTTCCTCTGCGTCCAAGATGCCGGTCTTGCTGGCTGGAAGCTCAAGCAGCAGGTGCGTCTCTGGGTTTAGACGCGCTTCTTCCTTCAGTTGCCAGAAGAAGTTTTTGCCTGCAGGCGTGCCCGCGAAGATCGCCCAGCCTTTGCGGTCTGACAGTGCTGGCCGCAGTACGCTGTACCACGCGCTTGGGCGCATCTGGCCCGTCTCATCCAGCACTACGCCATCAAAGTACATGCCTCTAAGCGCGTCCGGGTTGTCAGCGCCCGCCACATAGATGCGGCTCTCACCGCCGTGGCCGTTGCGGATGTCTATCCGCAGTTCGCTCTCGTTGGGGTCTTTGAGCCAGACGTCTTTCGTTAGTTCTTTGAGGTAGTTCCAGGCTACGCGCTTGGCCTGATCGCGGAACGGGGCAAGGTAGGCGAACTGTGGACGCGGCAGCGCCGTCTCTAGCGCCCCAATCACCAAGTCCGCGCACATGGCGACCGTCTTGCCTGCACGCCGGTGCGCCACTACGCACGCCCACCGCTTGCTTCTGTTGTGCAAGGGCAAGAACACGCTGCGAGGTTGGTAGTCTTGGAGTTTCAATGCGCTTTCCGCAATGTCTTTTTTTGGGGATGCTACGGATGGGGAGGGGGCCCCTGCTTAGCCCGGCCCCCCTTGGTCGGGATCGATGGGGGGTGGGGGTCGAACGCTAGATGCCCGCGAAGGCCTCTCAGAGCCCGCAGGCTGCGCTATCGCAGGGCTCTGGCTACCCTCGCCTACCCCTGCGCCTTGCGTGGCTTGTAGCCCTTGCGCTGCAGGCTCTGCACCTGTTGCATCAGCAATCCAGTGCCTCGCTCCCGAATCCTCAATCAAATCAATGGTTTGGGCATCGATGACTTTGGCTTGTGCCGCAATCGTGCCGATGTTCCTGCCGCCCAACCAGTTGAGCGAGATGCTGACGCCGCCGCTGACGTCCTGATTGACCTGTATCGGAATGACCTTGCCCACAAGGCCCGCAAAGATTTGCCTGTCCTGCACGCCGCCCTGCGCACGCTCGACAAGCCAGCCTGCTAGGCCCTGCGGGTGGCAGTCCCTGGCGGCTAGCTCGACCGCCTCGCGCAGGCTTTGCGTGACCTTGTTCGGCGTGCCCTTGGCGCGGCCCTTGGGCACCGGCTGCCCGTTCAGCGGGCTGCGCGGGCGCTCTCGCCTTTTCTCCGGTACTTCACCGGCAAAGTTAGCGGGCACAAACTTGGGGACATCAATGCCTACGTTATGCGCTTCTTGCATGATGTTGATGTTACCGCACCACAACACCAACGCAAAAAAGTTGTGTTCTTAGGGTTTGCCCTATTGCCATCATGATGCGCTTTCCTCACAATACATCCATCGCAACACATCAACCCAACGAGGTACAACGATGAACAAGTCAGAACAACGCGAAGTGATCAAGCTGGCCCAAGCGCACAAGCTGGGCATGTCCGACATGGTGGCTCGCAGCCTGTCTGCTCTGATCCGCGCCAGCATGACCAAGCGCAGCCGCGCTGCATTGCTTGAATACGCCGACATCTTCGGTATTCGCAACCACCCCGAATTCATCATCTAAACCAACCGCCCCCGCAAGGGGGCACAACCCCCAACCACCCCAACGAGGCCAACCATGACAACCCGCTACATCTCCACCGCCGACACAGCCAAGCTCATCCGCCAAGCCCTCAAGGAAGCCTTCCCCGGCGTCAAGTTCAGCGTGCGCAGCGACACCTACAGCGGCGGCTCTAGCATCCGCGTGCGCTGGACAGACGGCCCCAACGATGCCCAGGTCAGCGACATTGCCCAGACTTTCTGCGGCGGATACTTTGACGGCTCGATTGACTATAAGGGCTCGATCTATCACATGATCGACGGCGAGCCCGTGCATTTCGGCGCCGACTTCGTATTTACTGACCGCGATTATTCGGACACCGCCATTCAGCGCGGCATTAATCGCATAATGGCTAAATTCTCCGGTAACTTCGCCAGTGCCAATATGCCAGCGCCCACCGTTGAGCAATATCGCAGCGGCAAACTCTACAGCGTGCCTATACCCGGCCTTGAGGACTGGGGCAACATTCATAACATCCAAAAGCACATTGCAGACGCTCTGGGCAAGCACACCTACACCGGCCCAGCCAAGCCCAGCAAGACAACCGCCAAGGGCATGGTGACGCATGACGACGGCTACAGCCGCGCCTGCGGTTCTGGCTTCTCAGCCGTCAGCATCTGACCCCAACCACCCCCCTAACCCCCAGGCCCCCACGCGGGGCCTTTTCTTTTGCACGCGCAGTCCCCACACCCCTACAGAGCGAGTGCGCGTGCACCCTTTGTGCAGGGGAAAAGCCCCCCGCCAAGGGCGGCGGGGGCTTTGCTTTTCCCTACCTGCACTTGCATGCACGAGCAGTGCACGTGCATAGCGCGTGCATGCGCGTGCAGCCAATCACAAGCACTCACTCAGCCCCACGCCACATTGCCGCAGCGCCCGAGCCTTGAGCAATGCGCAGGCGTCCAACCTCAGTCAATACCAAGCGCCGAGCTTTTGCCCGATTCTCCCGAACATACTCCTGTTCCTCGATTAACCCATCGCGCTGCATATCAAACAGGAGCGAGAAGAAATCACGCCGCTCAAGCCTCGGAAACCCCTCGGCATTGCGCAGCACAACGAATGCATTGTTATTAGCCTGGGCGCTAATCGATAAGTTCTGGCCCTTATCGCAGGCAGTACCAATAAGGCGCAAAACCGCAAGCCGATGCCCATTTCTCAACACTGCAGCCGCAGCAGAAGCGGGCCCGGTGCCAAAGCGACGGAAGACCTTAGCGGCAGCATCAAACTCAAGGCGCAGTTCTTCCTGCCTCGGCCCAAGGTTGCACTTCTCATGTCGCAGCGAGATCACTTCACCATCCCGCACCATTGCCCAGCGCGAGCGTGCAGAGTTGTTCCACGCAGTCGAGCCGCTAAAGGTCGAGTCCGTATCGAGCCCAGCACCCATACGCACAGAGGCCTTGTCCACATGCGCCAACAGAAGACATGCGCATGAATGATGTGCAGCAATCATGTTGAGAGCCCGCATGAAGCCACGCACAGAAGACCTGTCGTTCTCGTTGGCCGCGTACACATCTGAGCTGTTATCGATGATGACCACCTGGGCACGGTGGCGATCTACAGCGTCTGAGAGCCACTGCATGCGCTCAGTCATGCCATGCTCTGCCCACAGCACGCAGTCGGCTTGGGCCATGTCATAGACCACCACGCGGTCAGACAAAGCGGACAAAGACAGGCCAACGTCCGCGCAGATATTCGCCACGCGGAAATGCACGGTCCTGGCTTCATCCTCCGCGCTAATGACCAGCACACGCGACGGCATGACTTCCAAGCCCATGAACGTAGAGCCAGACGCCAGAGCGACAGCAAGCTGCAGAGCGAGGTTGGACTTACCCACGCCACCATTGGCCGCGAGAAGCGTTGTCGTGCGCTCAGGAAGCCACCCAGCCACGCGGAAAACTGCAGGCTCTGGGGGCGTGCGCTCAAGGTCTGACCAGTCGAGAGGCGACAGGTCATGTTCAGATTTCCCCGTTTCGTGTACACGTTCATCAGAACGTAATGACAAATTGACGGTTACCTGAGCAGGCGCCCTATCAGGCGGCGCAAACTTCTCAGCACTGCGCACAGCCCGAGGAATCTCAGCCCGCCTTGCAGACCACCGGGCAACCTCCTCCAATGGCCCCGCAGGCTTAACCTGATCCATGAGCGAATACAGGAAGTCCACAGCCGCGCCTGGATACATGCCCCCAGCCACCAGCGATGCAGCCATGCGCACGATTGCATCGTGATAGCTGCGCTGATCCAAAGGCGCTGACAGCACCGACAGAGCATCACCGGCCACCGAGCCAGCACTACCGCTAGGGCTATTGCGTGTTGTTTTTTCGCCACGCCCTATCGCAGTTCGCAGGACATCAAGGTCTAGACCCACTGCGGCGCAAGCATCCGCAAGGCTCCAACGCACAGAAGGCGCCCAGGTTTCTAGCCTGACTTCCCACGGCCCTGCAGGTCGCGGCTTGGTGTTGAGTCCATACGGGAGGCGTGCATAGCGAACTGCCGCATTGCCAGATGAGTCGTTGCCCCCGCCCAGACGCCCGCGAGCCGACAGAGCCGACATGGCAGCGTCAACCAGAGCGAGATTGCTGCAGTCTGGATCATCTCGATCTAACAAGATGCCCACTTGGAATTTGCCAGGGCTTGTCTGGATCGACCAAGAGAACCCGCCAAGCAGCGAATCAGGGTCTACGTCATCGACAACGAGGCAGGCCAAGCGGCAGAAAGTGCCTTTAGTTCTAGCCATTTGCCCCGCTTCTGTCGTGCCTGACAGAACGGCGGTGCTGAAGTAGTTATTCGCAGCGCCAGCGTTATCAATCAACGCGGCTTGGCGTTCAGTAGCAGTCCAGAAGCGCCCAGCCCACAAGCCCTGATCTGGAGGGGCGGCAAAGCTGCAAATCCAGCCGTACTCATCCTGCGAAAGCGGCCCAATGGCCTCGGCCAGGAAATCCGAATTGTTCATCGTGCTGACTCCCAGCATAGGAGTCAGACGCGCACAAGGTCGGAAACGTCGAGCGAGACATTCTGTTTCTTGGCAAAGGCCAGAAGCGCAGGCCAGTGCCTTTGAGGTATGACGCCCCCGGTCCCGGCAGGGACAGGCTGGCACCAACGAGACAAGGTAGACGCGGCAACGTCAAGTTCAGCCGCAACAGAGGACTTCCCGCCCAAACGCTCAAGGACGGAGAAGGCAGGTTCTAGACGGTGGATGGTGGGAATGGTCATGGGGATGTTCTTGGAAGTGGGACATGATGCGATTGACGCATCAATGAGTGTAGTGCAATCTAGACCGATGAACACAAGATGGTTTCGGGACAGATTGCGAGGGATCGAGCTATCACAGCGAGGGCTCGCCAAGCTCTTGGACGTCGATGCGGCGGCAGTGTCTTACATGCTACGCGGCAAGCGCAAGATGTCGCTGCATGAAGCCAACCGGATAGCCCAGATTCTCGGCGTGCCAGCTTCTGAGGTCATGCGCCAAGCAGGCATCAAGGTAGACGATGGCGTTAAGCGTGTGCCTGTCTCAGGCGTCTGCGCTGCAGATGGCGCCATCACGATGCTGGCAGCGCGTACACATGAAAAGATCATTGCGCCAGCAGATGTACCGGCAGACAGCTACGCCGTGCAGGTACGCAGCCCAGGCCACACGAAGGACGGATGGCTATTTTTTGTTGCAGCAGAGCAACATGACCCACGCGAGCAGATAGACAGCATGTGCCTATGCGCTCTGGCAGACGGCACTCAGGTGCTTGCCTATGTCAGGCGCGGTTATCGCAAGGACGCCTTCAACCTGACTCTCAGCACAGACGCGGGCAAGCTGCTGCAAGACCAGCAAGTAAGCTGGGCCAGCCCTGTTCTCTGGATCAAGCCTTAGGGGTTTGTCCTAGTGTTGTATTTGCGCATCCTCCATTGCGCCAATCGCAACG